GTTTCAAGAGGAGGAAAGGATCTCGCTAAAATGCTCCTGGATGTGAGGGAGAAGAGAGGACCGTCACATTATGACGACCAGGTCGACATATTCTCAAACGACGCGAGGCTCCTGACCGACCTGCACCAGCCACCGCAGGACAGGGTCGGATTTGTTTTACGGGGAAAACTGATTGACATCATGAAGGGGACGACGAAAGTTGCGCCGCGGGCGGATCAAGAAGACCAAATAATCAAGCTTTTGGAGCCGACGGGAAGACAGGCATATCATTTTCAAACCAGGGACAGCGTTTTCAAGGAACTGTGGGAGAAGGCGTTTCCAAACTTGTTCCATACGACTAACAACATTGTAAAGCAGGGATACCGTGATGAACTGGCGACGCTTGTTCCATCACAGGACGTGACGAAACTGTCAATCGCGAAGAACATCTCGGAGGAGCAGGCGTTCGAGGAGCTTTATCAGGCGCTTAACATTTTTGATAGGCAGGTGATGACGGCGGACGTGCCGATTCCCTTCTGGACTAAGAAACTATTATACCGTTTAGGCGACATGAGCGAGGGAAGGGGATTCTTCTACAAGAGCAAGAGGACTCCGGCGCACGAAGGGGCGCAGTTCATACCCGGAGGGTCCGGATACGGCGAATTGAAGTTCTATCAGAACTTTGATACGGGTGCCGTAAGGGCGAAAGAGGCTGATTATAGGTCAGGACATTTCAGCGGAGAGGTTTTTCAGGGGAATACTGGCAATTCACCCTTCGGTTGGCTTAGGTTCAGTGAAAGAATTGATGAAAGTGGACGAAAAATCCTCATGGCCGAGGAAATTCAGTCCGATTTGCATCAAGCAGTGGCGCAAAAGGGATATAATTACGCCCCACGGCTCGATAAGCATGACGTTCTCGCCGAAATGGGCGAATTCGCGAAGCAATTGGACACAAAAAAGCAGACTTTGGAGTCTACAAGGCTCAGGAAGGACGCGATCAAGGCGTTGCCCAGAGTTGAGCGTGAATCAGAGGCGAATGTGGCTGAATTGAAGAACATTGAGAAGGCAATAAAGAAACTGATCGGTGACGTGAAGAAATTACAGAAAAAAGTGGAAGCTCAAGCTAGGGCAACTGGAAGAAGTGGACAAGTTCACCCTGACACCGCGTTTAAGAAGTCAGAGAACTACGCGAAGCTGTTCATGCAAGGATTGATGAAGATGGCGAATGACAAGGGATACGACGGTGTCGCCCTTTCAACTGGAAAGATGAAAAAGGCGCACGGAGCTATTCCTAAAGGTGGCGACAAATTCTATGATGAAATCGGAGTGAAGGCGATGAAAAGAATGGCGAAGAAAAGCGGATTCAACTTCACTGATACAACAATTGTTGACGGGAACGGATTTACGTGGGAGAAGATCCCGTTAATTGAAATGAGAGACATTAACACTGGAATTAAAATTCCAGGAGAAGCGACCATTCCAGTCTATAAAAAAGGTGGTATTGTTAATAAAAAAATGGTAAAGAAGTAAAATGGCTATTAAATCAAGAAGGCCTGCCGCTGGTTCAATAGAAAAGGCAATCGAAGCACTGACAGATGGCTTACAAGTGGGTCAGGGAGCTGATATACAAGTTCCTGACGAAACTGTTACTTCTGAAGGTGGCGCGCAGATTACTAATCTACCGGACGGCGGAGCTGAAATAAACACGGATCCTAACGCACCAGTTGACCAATCGCAGATTCCTTTCGGAGGAAATCTTGCTAATTTTCTTGAAGAAAGTGATCTTCAGGATTTATCCAATAAACTGGTGGCGGCTTATGAATCCGACAAACAATCAAGAAAGGATTGGGAGGAAACGTATGTCAAGGGATTGGACATGCTTGGATTCAAGTATGAGGACCGAACGCAGCCTTTCGAGGGTGCGGCAGGTGTAGTACATCCACTGCTCGCGGAATCGGTGACGCAGTTTCAGGCGCAGGCGTATAAGGAGCTTCTTCCTCCAGCAGGACCCGTTAACACGGAAGTTGTCGGTGAGATCACTCCTCAAGTCGAGGAGCAGGCGAAGCGTGTCAAGGATTACATGAATTACCAACTGACGCACGTGATGAGGGAATATGATCCGGACATGGATCAATTACTGTTCTATCTTCCTCTGTCAGGTTCGGCATTCAAGAAAACTTACTATGATTCAATATTGCAACGACCGGTTTCAAAATTCGTTTCTTCCGAGGATTGTGTTGTAAATTACATGGCTTCCTCGCTTGAAGAAGCAATCAGAATTACGCATGTCACGAAAATTGATTCCAATGAACTGAGAAAGAAACAGGTTAGTGGATTTTACCGCGACGTTCCAATTACATCCGGATCCGTTTCAACAACAAGCGATGTGGCGGATAAGATTGATGAACTTCAGGGAACAAGCGACACGCTTGCATCGGATGATGATGAGCACGTTCTTTTGGAAATGCATGTTGACGCCGATGTTCCAGGGTTCGAGGACCCAAGCGAAGTCAAGCTTCCGTATATTATCACGATTGACCAGTTTTCATCCAAGGTTTTAGGAATAAAAAGAAACTGGTTGGAAACTGACCAATTAAAAAGACGAACTGACTATTTTACGCACTACAAATTCCTCCCCGGACTGGGGTTTTACGGCTTTGGTCTGATACACATGCTTGGCGGATTGTCAAGAACAGCAACTAGTGTTTTGCGGCAGTTAGTTGATGCGGGAACTCTTGCCAATCTTCCGGCAGGTTTCAAGGCACGAGGCATGCGCATACGCGATCATGACGAGCCATTGCAGCCGGGGGAATTTCGTGACGTTGACGTGACGGGAGTTTCAATAAAAGAATCACTGTTGCCACTTCCTTACAAGGAACCGTCTCAAACTTTATTCGCCCTCTTGGGTTTCTGTGTTGACGCGGGAAAATCATTCGCGGCGATCGCGGACATGAAGATGGGTGAAGGTAACGAGCAGAATCCAGTTGGAACCACGCTTGCTCTTTTAGAGCGTGGAACAAAAGTCATGAGCGCGATTCATAAGCGATTGCACTATGCGCAAGGCGTTGAATTTAATTTATTAGCGCGTTGCATCAAGATGTTTCTTCCGCCTGAATATCCTTACATGGTGAAGGGTGGAAACAGAATGATCAAGCAACAAGATTTTGATGATCGCGTTGACATTCTGCCGGTATCCAATCCAAACATATTCTCGATGTCACAGCGTGTCATGCTGGCGCAGCAGCAATTGCAGATGGCAATCGCCAATCCGGCGTTGCACAATTTGCGTGAGGCGTACAGAAGGGTTTATCAGGCGTTGGATGTTGATAACATTGATGCATTATTGAAACCTGATCCAGGAAATCCACCGCCAAAAAGCGCGGCAACTGAAAATTCAGAAGGAATGCGTGGAACGGAACCAAAAGCGTTTCCACAACAAAATCACAAGGCGCACATAGAGGCGCACGCGGAATTCATGTTTACGAGACCAGTTCAAATTAACGTTCAAGTGTACGCGATGATGGAAGCGCATATACTGCAGCACATTGCGATCATGGCGGCGGAGCAAGTGGAACAGCAAATGCAGCAACAAGCGCAACAAATGCAACAACAGATCCAGCAAATGCAGCAACAGGCACAGCAGAATCCAATGATGCAGCAACAAGTGGCTCAACAAACACAGCAAATGCAGCAACAATTCAGTATACAAAAAGAGGCTCAGATTGCTGTCGTTGAAGCGCAGTTGATCAAGGAAATGGCTCAGGAAGAAACTCAAAGAAGCGGACTTGAAGACCAAGATCCATTGGTTAAATTAAAACAACAAGAAATTGACCTTAAAGCCGCTGAATTGCAGCAAAAAGGAGAGCACGACCAAACCAAGATGCTTATGGATACAGCCGTCGATGCGGAAAAGCTTGACTTGGAGAGAGAAAAAATGTCTAGTAGTAATGAATTAGGCATGGTAAAAGAATCTTTCGGCCTTATGAAAGAGGGGCAGAAAGACGCAACTACTGAAATTAAGGAGGACGTGGCTTCATTAAGGGAAACCGCGAAGAACCGAAGCAATGAAAAAATTGCGGCGATGAGGGAGAGAGGAAAGGCTAATGGAAAATCCAAACGTAACTAAGGTAGCTGACGTGATGCACAAGGCTGAAAAGCTTGTCGCGGAAGAACTGAAAAAAAACCCGGGTCACGACCTTCTGGTCGCGGCCGGATTAATGGCGGTTACACGCAACTTATACATACGGTCACTGGGTCCCGCAGAAGCGCAGAAAATATTTGCAGTCATGCTGGATTCGTTTATAATGGCTGACGAAATGTATTATGGCGAGAACCATGATACGCCACCAACAATTCACTAGGAGGTAAACATGAAGTTATTGAAAGATATTTGGAACCACTTGAAGGAGTGGAACGAATGGGGCATGAAGGACTGGATTAAAGCCGGCATCATCGTCATCGTTGTTCTCGTGGTTCTGAAAATGATAATTTTACCGGGCGCATAAATTAGGAGAATATTAAAATGGCATTCAATTGGCGACGTGGACCTTCGTTCAATGACAGAGCGACAGGGAAATTTTCTGGTAGTCCCCCATCCAGAGGAGGCTCTTCATTCAGTGACAGGGCTACAGGTAAATTTTCTGGCTCACCAAGAGGACAGACAGCACCACGAAGAGGTGGTTCATTCAGTGACAGGGCTACAGGTAAATTTTCTGGCTCACCAAGAGCCACTGATTTTAGAACTTCAGGCGCCTTCGGGCGTGCGGTAAGAGACACGGCGACGAACCTAGGACAGGGAATCGCCAATACAGGAAGAAAAATAGGCAGAGGATTCGTGCATCCTTTCCAGATGCTGGCCGGAAGCATCGCCAACAACCAGGCCCATCATAGGTATCTAGACGAAATTTACGGAGAGGATAAAAGTGCCGCTTTATGGGATCAGGCAATAAGAAACAGATATGATGCGCCTTTTGATCCTGACACGGAAAATGCGGCGATTCAACAATTTGGACAAACAGGCACCGGAACAAGCTTGGGGCAGGCTGGAAAATATTTTAAACAGGCCGGACTCACCCAAAATGACATAGATAAGTTCACGGGCGTAACACCAAGCAAATGGGCTGGAAATGAGGCGTGGTTGAGATCTCAAGCAGGCGGGGAAGGCGCTGAAGCTTTCAAGACAGGAATGTCATTCATCAAGAACGCGAAGGCGACCGCCAACTTGGCTAGAGCCACGGAAGCAGCGAGGAACCAACTCGCTGAGGAAGGTCTTCCTTTCAGAAGCGGAATTGAACAGGAGGGCGGACCATCCCGTTCTTATCCTGTAGATACAGGAACAGCATTTGAAGATTTTCGTTCTGGAATAGAACAGGAAGGGGGATCACCTTATTCTTATGATATGACGGAAGAAGACATCACCGCGGACATAGGAGGAAGTCCTTATAATGTAACAACAGGTTATGATAGGGATAAAATCTATGACTTTGAAAGACAAAGACCAAAAACAACATTCCGAAACAGATTCACTGGACAAAAACATGATCCATACGATCTAGTAGGAACGCCAACTTTTCCTTTCTCTGAGGAGAATATGGCCGGCGATTATACAGCTGGATATCCAGGAATGGAGGTCATGAATAGAATGTCTCCAGGCGAAACTTCGATGTGGAGAGATCCACAAGGAGGAGGAGGCGCTGCGGACATGGACAGACTCTATATGAATAGAATAGGGGATGTCATAAATCAAGGAAGATACTCCGCTGCCCCTAATATTGGAATTTCATTTGACGAAGAAGAAACTCCTTTTGAAAGATATAATCCAAGGGCTATAAATCCATCTTGGAATAGATAAGAGGCTAACACCCCATGCCGGGTTACTGGAACACCGATGATCAAGGCGGAATCATGAGCACGAACAAGGCATTCCAGAGGGTGGCGTAATGGGTGTTAAATGGCAGTCTAATGTTAGTTGGGGTGGAAGCCCATCCGGCGGAGGAAACGGCGGAGGACCTGCACCTAGTGTAGACTATGGTTTTGATGATTCAGGAGGTTTTATAGGAGAAGGATGGGGAGGTAATCCGCCACCAGAACCACCACCACCGACAACAGTAGATACAAGTGGCGGAGGAGACTCCGGATTTACTAGCGATACCACAACCAATCCTTACTACACGACTGCAGGAACTTTCATTCCGGAACAAAAACCCATAGAAGCACCAAGTGATTTCATGGTTGGAAATGTCATTGCCGACGCATTGGCGCAAGAAAGTGTTAACCCTGGATATGCTTTAAGCTGGGATTACAATCCAGATAATCCAGAAAATATAATTGGTCAAAGTCCTACGCTAGGATCAATATTCGCCACTGACAACTCTGGAAATCCAATCCTGGATTCAAGTGGAAATCCAATTAAAACTAATTACGGAACAGATATTATTGATTATGTTCAGGATCAATTAGGCCAACAAGGAGCCGTTGATTTAAGCTTATACGGCTCTGAAGGGCCAACTGGTTTTTTTGAAAATGTTATGAGCCCTGAAGAATTAAGGGATTACCAAGACACGTGGTGGAGGGACTATTCCGCGCCAGGTGGCGGAGGTGGATACGAAGATTACGGATGGGATTGGGGAGACCGACGACAAGCAAAGATGGATCTTCTAACGGCATTACAAGGAGGAGCACCATCAAGGGACATAGAGCAGTCAGGATTTTTTGACACGCTTGCGGACCCTTACGCGGAAGCGCAGCAGGAAGCTTTGCAGGGTGGAATTTTTTCTGGCCTAACGCCAGGATATACTGGGGAAGGAATGAAAAGACTGCTTAGAAGTTACGGGTCAGGACTTCAGGCTCCACGCTATGCAAACGTTGCAAAAGGTGGTATAGTAGGATTATTAGGAGTTTAATATGTTACAATTACTTTTAAAACCATTACTAGGCGTCGCCGGACAGGCGGTTTCTGGATTCATAGAAACCAAGAAGGCGAAGGCCGAGAACAAGCTGACAGAAATAAAAGCCAATACTAAGTTGAAACAGCAACAGATCGCCGGCGAAGTCAGTTGGGAAGCGTCCGCTGTTGACCAGATGAAGGGGAGCTGGAAAGACGAATTCGTTTTGCTTGCCCTGATGATCCCCGCAATTTTAGTATTCATTCCCGGAATGACGGAGCACGTGGAACGAGGCTTTGAGGCACTTCATAAATTGCCGGATTATTATAAGCATCTCTTATATTTAAGCTGCAGTGTCAGCATGGGTGTGAGAATGGCTCCGGGCGTTAAAGGATTATTTAAGAAAAAATGATAAAACCAGAGCAACTTGATAAATGGAGGATATTTCCCCGTTTATTAATTACGTTATATGGAGTTGCCTTTTGGAGAACAACGGAATGGTTTATGAATTTACCGGAACCAACTAATGCACAATCAGCATTTGTATCGGTTGTGGTGGGCGCCGGAGCTGCCTGGTTCGGCCTCTATGTCGGAGGAAGCAAACAGGCGAGTGTAAGGATAGATAATAGGGAATCTTAATGCCTTTCAAGTCAAAGAAGCAACAGGCTTATTTATGGGCCAAGGAGCCCGCAATAGCCAAGAAATGGACCAAGGAGCACGGTTCGTATAAAAGAGGCGGAAGAGTCAAGGCGATGGCCGGTGGCATGAAAATGCACAAGGCTAAGAAAAAATAGTTGATTCTTTTTTACTTATAGTGTATGCTTCCGTTAATGGAAGACACGACCGCTATTTATCTGATTCTAAAGAGGGTTAGGGAGCGCAAAGAACAACTGAAAAACATTATCGCTGCTGGAATTCACAGCTTTGACGAATACAACAAGACAGTGGGTGAATACAAAGGCTATAATATAATGGAACAGGAAATACAGGACCTGCAGAAAAAAGAAGATGGAAATACCGAAACGTAGATTCGCCCTTGAGGAAAAAGATCTCTCAATAGAGGCGGACGAAAATAACAAAATCGCTGAAGAGAAGGAGAACCGTTTTGTTGCAAAAATACAACAAGAGGCTCTTGAAAATATAGAACATAAAGATACTGATAAAGCTTTAGAAAGATTACCTGACCCTACAGGATGGAGAATACTGGTTCTCCCCTACAAGGGGCAAGGAAAAACTAAGGGTGGAATAATACTGTCTGATGAGACAATCGAGGAGCGGGGCTATACAACAGTTACGGGTTTAGTATTAAAGGTTGGACCCGATGCCTATAAAGATAAAGAGAGATTTTCTAACGGACCGTGGTGTAAGAAAAATGACTGGATAATATTCGGTCGTTACGCCGGATCCCGTTTTGGAATAGAGGGTGGTGAAGTGAGAATACTTAATGATGACGAGATAATCGCCGTGGTGAAGGACCCGGAGGATATCTTGCAATATAAATAACAGGAGTAGATTATGCCTGCAGAAACAAGGATACGAACACAGGCCGAGGTGGAAGAAAAAATGGTTGATCTCCCTTCCGAGGGAAATTCAGTCGATGTTGAGATAAAGGAGACTCCTACAGCTGTCACGTCAGAGGATGACAAGACAATAGATGTGGGGGAAAAGGAAGTTGTCGAAGCGGCTTCCGAGACGGAAATGGAGGACTACGGGAAAAAAGTACAGTCCCGTATTGACAAGTTAACAAAAAGACTGCGTGAATCTGAAAGACGTGAAGAGGCGGCAATTCAGTTTGCACAGGGGGTGCAGGGTGAATCTGAACAGTTAAGGCATAGAGCCGGAAATCTTGACC